ATGGCCGGTCTGACGGACACGCGGCTGCGCAATGCGAAGGCCACGGGTAAGGCCTACAAGCTGACGGACGGCGAGCAGCTCTATCTGCATGTTTCGGCCACCGGCGGCCGATCATGGCGGATGAACTATCAGTTCGGCCGAAATGGTCAGGGAAAGCCCGCGCAAAAGACGCTGACCATCGGTCCATACCCAGCGATATCATTGAAGGATGCGCGCGCGGCGCGCGACGTGGCCAAGGCTCTGTTGGCGAAGGGCGTCGAGCCCAAGCCCTCCGACCTGTTCCGCAAGGGCGATGCCGCCCGAATGACATTCGGTGAGATGGGCCGCGCCTGGTATAAATTGCAGGCCAAGCGCTGGTCGACTGTTCATGCCCAGAACGTTCTCGATCGGCTTGATATCGATGTGTATCCCTATCTGGCCGCGCGTCCTATCACTGATATCACGGCTGCCGAGGTATATGCGGTCCTTCAACGCATCGTCGATCGAGGCGCTATCGAGACGGCGCACCGGGTGTGTCAGCGGATCAGTGCCATTTTCATCTATGCGGTGGCGAAGGGTGAGGTGCTGAATGATCCGGCGGCAAAGCTGGTCATCGCCCTACCGCCCGTGCCGAAATCTAAAAAGCAGCCGGCGATTATCGATCTGGATGCCCTGCGCCAGTTGATGGTCGACTGTGAGGCCGAACGGTGTCGCGCCAGCACCAAGCTGGCGCTGCGGTTCCTTGCCCTGACGGCCGTGCGCGCGAACGAGCTGCACGATGCGCGCTGGAGTGAAATGGAAGGGCTGGATGGCGATGCGCCGCTGTGGCGCATCCCGGCCGCGCGGATGAAGGGGGACAAGGACCGAAAGGCAGAGGAGGATGGCGATCACCTTGTGCCGCTGGCGCCCGAGGCGGTGGCGATCCTGCGGTGCATGGAACAGTTGACGGGTGATCTGGAGTTGATCTGGCCCAGCGATCGGCATCCGCACAAACCGATGTCAGAGAACACGCTGCGCGCCCTGTTGATCCGCGCCGGCTATTACCAGCGGCATGTCCCGCATGGTTTCCGTTCAGCCTTCTCGACGATCATGAATGAGCGCTGCGAACGTGCATGGCGGGACGCTGGTCACAAGGGGGCATCGCCCGATCGCGCGATCATCGACCTGATGCTGGCGCATGTCCCCAAAGATCAGGTGGAGGGCGCCTATAACCGGGCATCCTATATGGACCGGCGGCGCGAATTGGCCTGTGAATGGGCGCAGATCCTGATGCAAAGCATGTGGCCGCCAGAGGTCCACATGGGGCAGCCGATCCGCTGGGCTGCGTCGGGGCCGGGCAGGCCCCGACGATAGGTTTCAGGATTGGCGCTCTCGTATCCATGCGTCGACATCGGCCACATGCCAGCGGGAGCATTTAGAGCCGAGGCTGATCGGCGCGGGAAATTCACCGCGCCGCACCTTGGCATAGATATACGATCGAGACAGCGTGGTCCGCTCCATGACATCCGTGATGCGCAGGAGCCGGGCATTACCGGTATTATTCAACCTTCACTCCTTGGCATCAGAATGGCAGCCAATGCGCCTCGGCCCGAAACTTCGCGATGTTGACGCGGCGTTTATGCCGCTTAACAATTTTGCGGCGCGGCAGGGGGCCTTCTGTGGTCCAGCCCCAGCACTCTGGGCTGGGGTATTCTTTCCAGAATTGCAGGGCCGATGCGAACCCGATGCTATAGTTCCGGTGCCGCTTGCGGGCGGCTTCCTTGATCTCATAGCGCCGCCTTGCCATCCGGCTGCGGGCATTCGGGGGCGCATCGCCGTAACGTGGTGTGCGGATCATTGCTTCCCTCCAGTCAGACTTTCCAATCCGGCGGCCCTTTCTTCGTCCAGGCGCGCGGCGGCCTTGGCCATCCAAGCGTTCAGCATCTTGGGGTGGGTGCCGCTGGTGCAGGTCACCTCCACCCCGGCACAGCGCAGCCGTTCGGTGCCGCAGGCATAGCCATAGGTCGCCCGGTGGTTCGCCTGAAGAGACCGGATGATGCCCAGCGGATGAAATCCCGCCTTCGCCATCTCTGCCGCGTGATCATAGGCCGCCAGCAGCCGCTGGCGCATGGTGTGGGTGAGGGGCTTAGGCATCGGTTTTGCCCTCCAGATCGGCCACGAAGGCTCTCGCATCGAGAATGGCTTGATCGTGTTCTGCTTTGGCCTTCCCGATTTCTTCGGCCCGTTGGAAAGGATGAAGGCCAGCCCAGCGCGGGGTAGGCGCCTGCAGTGCTTCATTGGTCGTCAGGCGCATGGCCAAACGCGAAATCTGCCTCCCGCCTTCCTGTAGGCGCAGGTTTATTGTCTCAATAACCTTGTCGATCGCACGCTTATTGAATGATGCGACTTGGGTCGGATCATCCAGTGGGATTGAGATTTTGCGATCAGCCAACCAGCATCCTTCGGTGTCGCAGTATGCGTAGGGATTAAATTTGCTCTTGTTCCGCGCCATCTCCTCTCCGCAAAATGGGCAGCGCTTTAACTGGACGTGACAAGATTTAGGCATTTGCGGGGCTTCCTGTTGTTAGAGTTCGACCCACCACGGGGCCGGTTTGGCCGGTGGTGGGGTTGGTTGGGAGGTGGTGGTTGGCGCGCCGGCCATCTTTGCCCGCAGGCGGGCGGTGGAGGCGTTCAGGCGCGCCCATGCGCGGCGGCGGGCCAGTTCCTGGGCGGCGGTATCCAGCGAACAGCCCAGCTGCATCGCCAGTTCAAAGACCGCGCGGTGTTCGCGCAGATGTTCCGCCCTGGACTGGCCCTTAGCCATGGCAGGCCGTGATCATCCGGGCGCGGCGGCGGCTGTCAGTCAGGCGACCGGCCGCGTTGCGGTGGTATTCGCTCATATACAGCCGGTGGGTCAGCTGGTCGGCCTCGGCGCGCTCCTCTGGCGTCAGGGGGCGGGCCATGCGCATGGCGTCCAGCGTGGCGATGCGCGCGCGCAGCTGCGCAGCCCTATCAGCCCGGCTCACTGGCCGTCGCCCTTTGGCAGATCGATGGCGCAATCGGGGCAGAATGCGAAATGCATGTCGCCATGGGCCTCCACCTGCCAATCGTGCGGCAGGTGGCCGGGCTTGGTGAAGGCCTCGGCTTCGCACCCGGTGCAGATGACCAGCGCGATGGGCTGGGGGATAGGGCGGCCAACCGCGCCGGGTGACAGGCGGGAATGGGTGATGGGATGCGGCATGGTGCGATCCTTTCAGCGGATGATGGTGGAGAGCGCGGCCCAACCGGCGGCCAGCAGCCAGCGGCCGGGGAAGGCCCAGAACAGGAAAAGGAACAGCGCCATCCCGGTCCAGCCGTGGCGGGCCATACGGTGATCAGACGGGTGGGGATGGGCGTTGACGCACCGGTGACAGGCGCAGTCCAGCGTATGCAGTTTAGCGTGCATGATTGCCTCCAGCTTGAAAGAAAGTGCCCGCGCGCAGTTCGTGGTTCAGGCGGGCGATGGAATGGGTCCGGCGTTCCGGCAGAAGGTGCCAGCGCATGGCGATCACCAGCTGCGCCGCGTCGGCCAGATCATCGGTAAAACCGCCTGCATCGCGGGCGATGTCGGCGATGGTCTGGATGGCCCGGTCCAACAGATCGGCGCGGGCGGCCAGCGTGGTCAGCGGTGCCGGGGCACCTGCGCCGCTGATGATCCATTGCCAATCGGCCACGATGGCCCGGCATGTATCGATCTCGGCCTGCGCCGCGTCGGCGCCGATCTGACCGGCCCGCACCATGTCGGGATAGCGCCGGGTGCGTTGGGCCAGCATCCGCTCGGCCATCTCCAGCAGGGCCGGATAGTCATGGCGTCGCGCGGGTGGGTCTTCGGCCTCGATGCCGTGCCACACGCGCAGGGCGGGCGGGCTGATGTCATAGCTGACGCGGCCGGGCGCGGTGGGCGCGGCGGCCGGGCGGCGGCGGGGCGCGGTCATATTACGCGCTCCTGACGCTTGGGCTGTTCAAACACCCAGCATTTGACGCTGCGCCCGGCGGGGTTGTTCACCGCCTTGGTCGCCAGCCACTTGCGCGATTTGCTGCCGCGCAGGGCCTTGCGCAGGGTGTCCATATCCGGGGTGCTGATGCCCGCGTGGCGGCAGCGCGCCTCGAAATCGTTCAGGCTGATCGCCATCAGGCTCTCGGCATCGCGGTGCTGGTTCAGGCTCTTTCCATCGCCGTGATCGGTCGCGCTTTCGCGGCTGATCAGGTAATCCACCTTCTCCCAGAATGAAGCCACGGTCGGGTGATCGCCGCCCGCGCTTTCCTGACGGTCCAGCGCCATCGCGTCGACCAGTTCCAGCGTTTGCGCCACCCATTCGGGGCGCATCGCAGGGAACAGGCCGGGCAGGCATTCCACGGCGGCGGCCAACTGGGCGTGGCACATGATCGGTCGGGCATTGTGCAGGCCCGCCACCCGCTTGGGCATCTCGGCATCGTGGATCTCGAACCGCTTGAAGAAGTGGTCGAGATATGCCGCCTCTTGCCGGACAACATGCACGATGGTCCCGCTGACATCAGTCAGAGGCCAGCGCTTAAGCTTCGTCGCGGCTTCTTTGGTCGCGGGCGACCATGATGCCTTGTCGATGCGCATCGACATCAGGCGTTCCAGCACGGCCGGAATGCCGTCGATCCGCTCGTTCTGCATCAGATAGATCGAGCCTTGGAACGGGGGAGAGTAGGTTTCGTATCCCCCCGTTTTCGCGCCGATGGTGCGCGGTGCGCGGCCATTATACAGGACCAGCAGCTCGTTATAATCGAACTGCGCCTGACCGGTGCGCTTATCATCGTCGCGGCGGCCCTCGATCAGGCCGACCGGCAGTCCTGACACCTTGACCAATTCGCGGGCCATACCGGCGCGCGTGGTCTTGTTCGGGTCAAAGCCTTCGTATTCCAGCCTGCCGAACAGCCGCCAGAGGAATTCCACCAGTGTGGATTTCCCCGCGCCTGCCTCGCCCGTGATTTCCAGAAAGCCGAGCGACCCATCCCTTTTTCGGATCTGCACCGCAAACAGGCTCATGGTGAAGAATGCGAGTGCGACCACGCCCTTCGCTCCCCACGCCGTCCACAGCAGAGGGAGCCAGTCGAATTTCAGCCGATCGGGATCATAGGTGATGTCGAGCAGACGCTCGGCGCTACGCAATTTGACCGCAGATTTTCCAAAGTCGAAATATTTGTCAGCATTGACCTGCTCAATGCGGCCATTTCGCACCGCCAGATCGCCCAGCACCCAAGCCTCGTCCTCGCGGCTGTATCCGGTGAAGGCGATGGGGCGCACGACCTTCAGCCGGCGCATCTGGGTTCCCATGATCCGGTCCAGCTGTTCGCCAGAACCTTTCCACATCCCGGCAAACGCCATCAGCCGTTTCTTGAACTCGCTGCTGTTGGCACATGCACCGTGGGTAAAGCGCGCCTTCACCGTCGGTTGATCAGGGAAATCGACCTGTAAGAAATAGTTCGTCTCATCCTCGATCTCGTCGCGTTCGCGATACAGCAGGCGGAATGCGCAGTTGGCGATCTCCTCCACCTGCACCCGGCGTTTGGGCGGATCGCTGTCTTCGTCGAATGTGACCTTGGCCCACCACAGCCGGTTGCCGTGGCGGAATTCGAACGCGGCCACGGCAACCTTTTGGTCGGCCATCAGGATGGCCTTTTCGCGGGCGGTTTTGGCGATGGTGATCGCCCCGTTATAGCGATAGGTCGCGAACGCCTCGTCGCCCATCGGGTCTTGGCCCTCGCCATCCCAATCCAGATGGCGCAGCAGCAGGTCGTTCCAGTCCAGCTTGGTGCCCTCGCCATCGGGGCGCACCTGCATCGCCTCGGCTTCCCAGCCTTCCTTTTTCGCTCGATCGACAAAGTTTCGGGTCCATTTGACCCCGGCCGCGCCGACATCAAAGGCAAAGACCAGACGCGGGAAATCCTTGCGGCCGATGCGCACGCATTCGGCGCGCAGTTCGGCCAGCCAGCGATCCGGCCAGACGTTGACCGACATGGCCGACACGGCCACCCGGTGCACCTGTGTCAGGGCCGTCGCGTCAAAAATCCCCTCGGCGATCAGGATTTCATCGGCGCGGGCCTGCACCTCCAGCGTGGTGGCCGGGGGCGCCCAAACGTGGCCCTTCCAGCTGCCGCCATAGGTGAAATGGGCCTTCTTTTCGAACCGGCCCGGCTTGTCGATGATCCGTTCCCAATGGGTCTCGCCCACCTTGAACCGCACCGTCGCGCTGGTGGCGCCGGTCTTCTGATCGCGGAACAGCTCCTGCGTATAGCTGCCGCGCAGCAGGCGCAGATCCAGCCCGCGTTCGTGCAGCAAATAGGCGTCAGCCGTCGCGGTGGGATTTTCCGGGGTGGTGGGGTGGCGTTTCGACCAATCCTCGAACAGGTCGGGCAACTGATTGCGGACGGTGTCTTCCCAGCCGCATTTTTCGATCCGGTTGCACTTGATGACCTTGGGGTCTTCGGCGGCGCAATATGCCTCCATTTTGCCGCATTGCGGGCATTTGCCCTCCTGCATCCACGCGCCCCGCGTCTTGCGGAACTGAAACCGGGCCTTCAGGCCCTTGATGATCTCGTCTGACAGGTTCACCGGCCGCGCCCCCGGATCAGGGCCGTGGCATAGGCGGCGATGGCCATGGTCAGGCCCGCGCCCTGCATCACCGGCGCGGCCCATGGCCACATGCGGCAGGCATGGATGATGATCAGCAGCGCGGCCAGTGTGGCCGCCAGCATCAGCGCGGCGCGATAGGCGGCCACGGCCATGTGGCGCATCGCCGCGATCTGGCGTTCCATCCGATCGATGGCGGGATTGACCGGTGGCGCCATCGCGGCGGTGTCGATCATATATTGGGCCGGGTTTTCGTAGGACAAAGCATCCCCCTCGGCGGGTTTGCCGCCGTGTGTGGTGTCAGAATTTCGGGTGGTGGTGGCCGGACTGGATCAGCCCGGCGGGGCAAACATGCTCAACTGATCATCGTCGTCCGCGCCGGGGCGGGGCGGCATGATCTGTGGCACGCGGTCACGCGGGCATTCGGTCAGGTGCAGGCCGGGGCGCGGGGTGCGGCTGCGGGTATAGGTGTGGGTGAAGGTCAGCTCCATCGCGCCGGTGGTGCCGCATCCGGGGTTGCTGCAAATCACATCCATCGTTTTGACCGTGTGGGTCATGCGTTCAGACCGGCGGATGATCATCGGCGCGTCGCAATCGGGGCATGTGGCGAATGCGCGGTCCTTGGCCAGCGTGCCCCCGCTGCGCAGGCGCATTTCCAGCGGCGCGTGGATCAAAGGGCGCGCGCGCAGGTGTCCTTCGCCGCTCATTGCGCCGTCTCCTTACGCTCGGCCGCGTTCAGTGCGGCGATGCCGTTGGTCAGGGCCTCGATGGCCTGTTCCGCCTCCACCTTTGCCCGCATACGGATGCTGGCGGGACAGTTGGGCGTGGTCGCCTCTATCATGGCGCTGATGGCCTCGCCGGCTTCCTTTGCCGCCATGCTGCTGGCGTGGGCCAGATCGGCGTGATGTTGCCGCCCGGCCAGATCCAGCCGCAGCGTCATCAGGCGTTGGAACGGCGCATGATCACCGCCATGGTCCATATATGCGCGGTCCAGCCGTTCGGCATCGATCATGCGGATTTCGGTCTCGCAATCGGGATCGGACCAGTACCGCACCATGCGTTCGGTCACGCCACAGATCGCGGCGCACCGGTCCCAGCCCAGCCGGGCGGCCACCTTTGTCAGGGTGTGGTGATAGGTCAGGGGTTCGCGGCGCTTTGTCATGCGGCGGCTCCCTTCGGAAAGTCTCGTCCATTGAAATGGGCGCGCGATGTGGTTTGATCTACACCATACCAGCGCCCGACAGGCGGCAGCTCGATGGGGTAGATGTCTGGGCGCAGATGGTGGCGCGAAACGCCGGTGGCGGCCTCAACGGCCAAGACGTGTTCGGCGGGGAGGCGCTTGGAGCTTTGAACCCATTTCCAGACCGCTGTGTGAGATGTGCCTAATTCCCGTGCCAAGGCGGATTGCGATCCTGCGCGATCCACCGCCAGCATGAGGGCTTCGTAAGGGGTGATGTCTGCAACCATGGTTGAAGGTATGAAATCCACCTTGGCTAATGTCAATAGCCAAAGTCACATGGGGCAGTCCTGCAACTTCGGTTGTAGGGTGCTGGCGATGATTCGACCCGACCGCCTTCAGGCCGCGCTAGAACGCAGGGACATGAGCCAGTCGTCATTGGCGCGCGCGGCAGGGATCAGTGCGAACATGGTCAATAAATTGATCAATGGCCGCGCGAAAAGTTCGTCCCATATCTATGAGATCGCCACGGCGTTAGATGTGTCACCAGCCTATCTATCCGGTGAGGTCGAGGATTTTGGCGAGACTGGTGTGACGCGCATCATCGCGCCAGTTGATCATGATTTGGTCGAATTACCGGAATTGGATCTGGCCTTTGGCATGGGCGCCACCTTCATGGACATGCCGGTCACGGCCCAGCGCGCACAATTTTCACGCCGTTGGTTGCAGAATTTCACAACTACATCTCCTGACAAATTATACTTTGCGCGGGGGGCTGGCGACTCGATGATGCCGACCATTCTGGATTGCGACATTCTGCTCATTGATACCTCCGAAACCACAATGCGCGTGGCGGATCAGATTTGGGCGCTGTCCTATTGCGGGCTGGGGATGATCAAGCGGCTTCGTTATACAAAGGACGCTGGGGTGCGGATCATGTCCGACAACCCCCATGTCCGCGAAGATGTCGCCTATGACGGCGAATTGCACCTGCTGGGCCGGGTTGTCGCTATCGTTCGGAAAATCTGAGGGGGCATTGTGGGCATTCGGTCGTGGCTCGGTGAAATCAAAGCGAAGTTAGACGCCGCCGCATTAGAGAGCAAAAAGCGAGAGCAGGAGCGAAAAACGAGCCTTGCGAAAAAGCGCGAAGAGGATCGTCAAGCTGAGGCGCTGATGGTCGAAATACGCGCGAAATGGGCCATAGACGAGGCGAAGGGGACGGATGGCAGACTGCAAGAGCACTATGATGCCATGCAGGCCGGAAAAATCTCGCTTGAGGACTATAAATCGCAAATTGAGCTGGAGATCGATCTGGCAAAAATCGAGATTGAAAGCCTTCGTAATTCGCGCCGGGATATGGATCGTGACGATTACGAGGCACAGCGAGAAAAGGCGGATGAGGATCTTGAAGCTGGAAAGTGGCGCCTCGGGTGGGTGAATAGACAGATCCGTGAAAAAGGGGATAGGCCTGAATGGATGGGTAAATCTGGGAAGTGGGCCAGATTTCAGTACGCCGATGCAGATGGTGAAATCAAAACGCACGACATATCCATGTGGAAGGCATATTCAAAAGAAGTGCGCGGCTGGGTGAGAAAGTCAAAAAGTGAGGTTGGGTTTAGCTACGACAAGATTACCAATTGGCAGGCAGGATAGTAGCCAAGCCCCCTCAAACGTCAGCTTTTGCGTCATGCCGCTGGCGCCGATGCAGGTTTCGATGCTGTCGATCAGCTATCTAGATCGTGAGAATATCTTGTGCCCAAAAAGCCAGAGTGGAATGAAACCCCTTGCCCTTGGTGCAAGGAACCCATTGCGATCGCGGCGGTGCGTTGCCCGCATTGTCAGCAGACATTTACTGATGCCGAAATCGTTAAGCGGAAAAGCGATCACCGCACTGCGTTTGGGCTGGGCTGCTTATTGCTGTTGCTAATTATTGGGGCGTTGTCGTGGTGCACCAGTCGTTCGGATAATGATGAACCCATTACAATCGCCACTTCGTCGGCGGCACCTTCGCCTTCGCCGGTCGAGGCAGAAGTGAGCGATGCAACCCTGCAGCAAGCGAGGACCGAGGCCGAGGCGAATTGGGAACAGATCCTACTGCCCAAATACGCACCAGAGGCGCCGGTCACAGGATTGTGTCAGGACGCGATGTGCGAGACCACTAGGGTGAAGTTTTCGCGCAGTGACTGGCCTAAGGCGTGGCGTGGTGATTATCAGGGGCAACGCAATGCGGCGTATTGTCGCACCACGGGTTGCGATGGAGCCGTGATAATTGACAAGATCGATGGATGTGCGTGGCGCTTGGTGATCGGCAGTATGAATGCCGTGGCTGCGCAGGACGTGGACGCGTCCAGTCTGGTGTCAGATTGTGGGCGATTGAATGAGACCAGCCGTGAAATGGCGGCAACCAAGGCAGACACATACATCACTATGATCAAACGGGGACGCCCCTAAGCCCCCTCGAACGTCAGCTTTTGCGTCATGCCGCTGGCGCCCATGTGGGTTTCGATGCTGTCGATCAGCCATTTGGTGGCGGTGACGGCATCGGACCAGCCCGACAGGGTGACGCGCTGATTTGGCCGCAGCGTGCAATCGGCCAGCCCCAGATCATATTCAAACGTCCGTTTGCCCCGCGCGCGCTGTGACGCGGCGGATTTGGCGGCCTGTTCCGCCTCGGCCTTGGTGGCATAGACGCGTTTCAGGCGGTGGCGGTTATCGCCCCCCGTCGATACCGTTTTGCGCTGGCCGGTGGCGTGGTCGTGGTATTGCGCCTCTGCGCCATCCTGTGCGTTGCGGTCGGCCGCGACGAAACGCCATGCCCACCCGGCGTTACGGGTGATGGTGGCGGCGGGGATCGTCTTGCCGCTGGCCGTGGTTTCGCTGCCCATGGGCATGAACACCAGCCGCCGGTCCTTCCACGTGGCTAGTGCGTCAAAACGGCGGCCCAGATCCTGAACTAGCGCCATGTCCGATTTGTTGTTCTGTTCCAGCGATGCAATGGGCAGGGCGGCCAGATCGGGGTGGATGCTGACCGTGCCATTGTTGCGCGTGGCGATTTCGGTCAGGACCGCGCCCAACGTGGTGTCATGCCAGGCGCGCGTGCGGCGGCGCGATGCCGTGCTACCCAGATCGGTGGCGCGGGCGCGGATGGTGATCTTGTCCGGGGGGCCGCTCTCCTCCACCTCGTCCACCTTGAACCGGCCCTTGTTGATCAGGCCGATGGCCACCTGTTCGCCACTGGTCCATCCCATCTCCAGCTTCAGGATCTTGCCCTTGGGCGGGGCGGGCAACCGGCCATCGTGGTTGTGCAGCGTCAGCTCCAGCGTGTCGGCCTCGCCTCCGCGCTTTTCCGACAGGGTCATTTCGATCAGCCGCGGATTGACGCCGCTGGCCAGATCGGTGCCATCGGGCAGGGTCAGGCGGATGGCGGGGACATTGGGCTGCATCAGGCCATCCGTTTTAGTTCAAGGGTAAAGGCGATGGCGCGCGGGATGCCGCCGGCCATGATCGCCTGATAGGCCCGATCCAGACTGATGATCGCAAAATGGCCCAGCACATTGCCCATGCCGTCTAGCAGCGGCCAATAGGCGCCGGTGTCGGCCATCTGTTCCAGCGTGGTCAGGGCCGAATATGTGCCCGCGATTTCCGGGACGACGATGCCAGACAGGCTTACGGCGGTTTCGCCCGGCCCGACGAATTGCGATGCGGGCAGGGCCATGAACCGTTCGGTCTGTTCATGGCGCCACCCGATGCGATGGGTGAACGTGTCATAGGCGGCGGTGTCCATGCCAAACACAAACATGCCCAGCGTCATCAGATGCGCGGGCGACAGGGCGGCCGATGCCATCAGCGGCCCCCATCATGGCTGGACCGGGCGCGCACGCCGGTTTTCTGTTCGATCCGCCGGATCACCGCATCGGCCAGCGCGTCCACAGATTGCCCCGCCGCGCCATAGACCTGAATGGTGATAGGCCCGGCGGTGGGGGCGGGGCCGCTGGTGATGCCTGCGCCCCGTGCCGGGGTGATGCGGCCCGCGCCGATCATCGGCGGGGTGCCCGCCGCCGCCACACCATTGGCCATGCGCCGCGCCGACAGGATTGGATCGCCCGCCCCGCCATCGATCCCGCGCGACAGGCCGGTGGTGATGTGCCCGCCCATCGCCAGCATCAGGCGCGATGGTGATTTGATCCCGAAGAAATTCTTGAACGCGGTGATGCCGCTGCGCGCGATCTGGATCAGCTTATTCGCCAGCAATGCCGGGTTTAGCGCCAGCAACAGCCCCTGCATCATCATCGATCCCAGATTGGACAGCCAGTCCTTGGCGGCAGTTAGCTTGGCGGTGACCCATGCGATGCCCTGATTAAACGCGGCCTTGATCGTGTCCCAATGGGTATAGATCATATACCCAGCCAGTCCGACCACCGCGATGATGCCGACGATGGCTGCCACAACAGGATTAGCCAGCATCATCATGCCAGCCTGCATTACCCCGCGTGCAAGGAACAGCGCGCCGGTACGTAGGATCGAGAACGCTGTGCCTGCGATCGATGCCGTGCGCGAGGCGATGGTGGCGAACGTTCCCAACTCCTTTGCTGTTCGGAACAATTTGATCGCATCGGCGATGGGGCCGATCAGCCCGCCAAACACCCATTGCAGGCCGCCCACCGCGATGCGTGCGGCCACCGCGCCGCCAGCCAGCATCATCAGTGTGGAGGTGAGGCCGGGGTTGGCCTGGGCAAATTCACCCACCGCCGTCATCATGCCGGTGGTGGCATCCATGAACTGCGTGGCGGCAGGCAAAAAGCCGTTGCCCAGGACAATGCCCAACCGCTGTACCGATCCCATGAAATCGCGCCATTTGACCGTGGCATCCTGCGCCTCACGCTGGGCAAAGGCGCGGTCGGTGGTGCCGTCCGCCTTGCTGATCTGGGCGCGCATCTGGCGGTATTTGTCCATGTTGGGGATCAGGGCCTGCAGGGCCTTTGTCGATTGCTCCTCGCCAAAGAAATTGCCGATTTTTTTCAGGTCGCCCTTGGTCGCGCGCTGTGTCAGCAGGGCGATCTCTTCCAACGGGGTGATGCCTTTTTTCGCGGCCTTTTCCATTTCGGCGAAAACGTTGATGCCCACCTTTGCGAATTTTTCGACGGTGTCGGGGGCGTAAATTTTGCTCAGCAACCCGCTGATATTGTTCGCTGCCTCATCCGCATCGCGGGCGGACGAGAACGCGATCTGCAGGGCGGCGGACAGGTCGGCCACGGCGGGTGTGCCCTTTTGCCCCAGCGCGCCCATCTGCGCGGTCAGGCCGGGGAAATGCCGGGCCATGTCCTTTACCTCAAACGCCCCCGCGTTGCCCGCCGCCGCCATGATGTCCAGCGCGCGCGATGTTTCGGCAATCGGCACCTTCAGGTTGTCGATATTGGCATAGGCCGCCGCCGCGCCATCGGCCAATTCCACCTTGAACGCGGTGCCCAGACGGCCAATGGCGCCCACCATCTGCACCGCCTGTCGCGGGTCCATGCCGCGCGATGCCAGCACATCGACGGCGGCGCGCATATCCTCTGGCATTTGGTGCGCGGCCTTGCCCAGGCGCAGGATATTGACCGTCATCGCCGCTGTTTCGGCGTTGGTCAGGTTCGCCTTTTGCTGGATGTCGACCATGCCGCTGGAAAAATCCATCGCCTGCTTGCTGGCCAGAATGAAGGGCGTGGCCATCCCCACGCCGCCCATCATGTTGGCCGACCCGCGATCGCGCATTTCGGCGCCATGGCGCTGCATCGTGCGGTGATCGGCGCTGATCACGGCCAGACGCTTTTGCCGTTCCAGCTGGGCGTTCACCCTTGCGATCTCGGCCGCCAGCTGACGGTGCTGCGCCATCAGTTCGGTCATGTTGGCGCTGTTGCTTTGGATGCTGGCCGCCAGCTTTTTCTGCAGGCTGCCCATCTGGTTATCCAGCTTCTTGGTCTCGCCGGTCAGCGCCTTGATCGATTTCGACCCATCGCGACCCAGCCCGACGATGCCTTTCATCGTGCCGGTGATTTTGTCGATGCTGATGAAATTGACCAGCAGGGACAGCTTCTTGTCGCTCATGGGGCGTCCTTTGGTGGTGGGTTGGCCTTTTGCCAGCGGTCCAGCGCCAGTTCGTGCCAGTGCAGCAATTCGTCACAGTCCAGCGCGCGCAGATCGGCCAGCGGCCAATGGAAAATGAACGCGATATCCGCGATCAGATCCCAGACATCTGTTGCGCGATCATCGCCTCGAACGCCTGCCGCTCGGCCTTGGTCATAAAAAAATCGCGGAAGGCACCGGCGCATTCCATCAGATCATCGCCGTCCAGATTGCGCGCCTCGACCTTGGTCAGGGTGGGTTCGGAAAAGCGTGTCACCAGCTCGATCACGGTTTTGGTCTGCATCATGCCGATGTCGGGCATCGACAGGCCGTCCAGCTCGAACGCCTTGGGCTTGCGCAGGGTGATTTGGGTGATCTGGGTCGATCCGCGCTGGATGGGGTCGGTCAGGATGATGGTGTGCGTGCGCGGACGCGGCGCGGGGGCGGCGGCATCGGCAATGCTGGCATCGGTGGCCGGTTCGGTGGGGATGGGCGTGTCGGTCATGTGCGGGGCCTTTCATGCGGATTGCGGGGCGGGATGGGGGCGGTGACCAAGGGCAGATGGCCACCGCCCCACCGGCACGCGGCGCCCCGCAACAGGACCGCGCGCCGGATCTGATCAGGATCAGCTGGTGATGATCGCCATGATCTCGGCATAGCGATCGATGCCGCCGACGATGAAAACGCCGTTCAGCATGTCGATCTCGACCTCGGTCGTGCCGTCGACCACGCGGCGGTAATAGTTCAGCGGCAGCTTGAACTTGTGCTCGGTGCCGTCTTTTGGCTTGGCCTTGCCAAAATCGATCTCCTGAAACCGGCCGCCCATATAGATTTCCACCGCCTGGGCGGCGCTGCCGTCATCGGATTGATAGGCCCCGACAAAGCGCAGGCGGGTGCCCTCGATGTCGGTGGTGCCGAAATTGCGGATCAGCTCGACCACATGGCCCGACATGGTGGCGCTGGCCTCCATCGCCTCCAGCCCGCGATCGACCTTTACCGGGCCGATCATGCCGCCATTGCGCATGTCCTCCATGGCGATGGCCAGCTTTGGCTCCTCGAACTCGGACGCGATGCCCAGATAGGACGCGCCGTTGCCATAGATGTTCCAGTTTTTGCATTCGCGGGGCAGGCCCATCGCGGTATCCTTTCAGCAAAGAGGGGGAGGGGACAGGCGCGCCCGTCAGGCGTTCACCGCATCGGCAAAGCCGGTGTAGAAAATGTCGGAAATGTTCAGGTTGACCGTCGGATTATCCAGCGGCGCGCAGGGGGTGAACTCGATGCGGAACTTGGGGCGGCCCGCCGCCAGCTCGGCCGAGGTGTTGGCGTCCTCGTCGAAATAGACCTTGGCCCCCATGACGCGCCCGGCGGTCTTTTCCGCCTTGTAGGCCTTGTTCGCCGTCTCGAGCAGATCCTTGATCAGGGCGACGGTCATCGGCTTGTCGAAATAGGGGAACACCACGGAGATCAGGATGTCCTGCAGCGCGTGCAGGGTGCGCACCGCGCTTTCGAACCGGTATTCGGTCTGATCCGCCCCCGCGCAGGTGGTGTTGCCCCAATAGCGATAGCCGCCGCCATAGCGCACCAGCGTCACGATATCGTGGCTGTTCAGCACGCCTGCCTCGGTGCTGGGGTCCAGCAGGTCGAAATGCACGTCATGCGTCAGGCCGGTCACGCCGCTGATGGCGACGTTGCTGATCGTTTTGTGATAGCCCTGCGTCTCGTCGATCATGGCGCGCAGGGCCAGCGCGCGGGCGGTGGCATCGCCCACAAACGTGCCGGTGTTGGGCCAGATCAGCGTCAGTTCGCGGTCGGCAAATTCATCGCGATAGGCATTCACGGCGGCCGCATCGGCCCCGATGGCGCGGGCATATACGCGCCCGCGCAGGCGACGGGCGGCAATGGCCAGTTCGGCGGTTACCTCCTGCGTATCCAGCCCCGGCGCGCCGATGATGCGTGGGCGCACGCCCAGAATATGTTCGGCCGCCAGCAGTGCCTGAATGCCGGTGTAGTGGTTGCCATCGGTGCCGCCGATGACATTGGCGTTGGTCGCCGCCTCGGTCTCGCCAGCAGCCACGCGCACCACCACCAGGACGGGCGTGGTGATATCGCCAATCGCCTCCAGCGTCGGGGCCAGCGTGCCGCCGGTGCCTGCATTGCCCAGCGCCGCATCGATGTCGGTGACCAGCACCGGGGTGTTGAGCGGAAAGGCCGCGTCCAGCGCCGTGGTGGCCGCGCCAGCGGCGGCCGTGGCGGTGGCGATGATGCCGATGGTCGACATCGACACGGGGCTGGTGGTGCGGGCGCTGGTGGCGCTTTCGGTCAGGGTCAGGCCGTGGGTCATGGGGGGCAGTCCTTTAGCTGGAGGCGGCAGAGCGGCGGATGGGGATGGTGAGCTGGGCCAGCTGGGTCTTGCTGGCCTGATCGGTCAGGGTGCCGGTGATCTGGATCGACAGGTTGCCAGCGGCGGGCGTGCCGCCGATCTGGACGCGGGTGAGCGTTATGCGCGGCTCCCACTGTGCGATTGCCGTGGCGGTGGCCGCGCGCATCAGCATGGCGGTGGCGGCATTGATGGGGCGGTCCATCAGTTCGACCAACAGCGAGCCATAATCGCGCAGCATCACCCGCGTGCCGATGGGCGTGGACAGGATATCGCCGATCGACTGCGCCAGATGCGCATTGCCCGACAGGGCCGTTCCGGTGGAGGCGTCCATTCCGTTCATGCGCGCACCAGATGGCATTCGCGCGCGCAAGGCCAGCGGGCGGGGCGGTAATGGCGCGCTTTACCTTTGCGCCGGTCTGGGGTGCGGGTCAGGCGGCGGGCGGATCGGTGGTGCCGCCCCCGCGCTGGATACCCGCGTGCCGGTGGCCCTTCAGGCTGATCCCGGCGGCGGTGACGTCTGTGTCGGCGCTCAGCGTGCCGGTGACATGCACATTGCCGTCCAGCGTGATGGTGGCGGCGCGGATCAGGGCGGTGGCACCATCGGGCAGTTCCGCGTTCAGGGCATGGGTGGCCGGGTCATAGCTGATGCGGGCGCCGTCCTCATACTCGGTCAGATCGCCGGTGGTTGATCCGGGCGGCGGGGCGTTGTCATTGTTCAGCCCCAGCAGCGCGACCGCGTTGCCGATCTGCCCATCGGGCGTCAGTAGCACGACCTCCTCGCCCTCGTCCGGGGGCGACCATTTGCGCGTCTTGCCCGCGCGCATGGCCAGCCAACGGATGGGCGGGGTTTCGACATCGCCATCGTCTGCATCAGGATCGCCAAACCGCACCCGGCATCGTGGCGGGTTCATCGTGACCTGTGTGACCACGCCCAACCGGATCAGCGTGGACGGGTCGAGCGGGATGTCTTCGTCGCTATCCATGGGCGCAGGCGTATCATCGGCAGGGCGCGCGCGGGGCGGGGTGGGGCGGTAATGGGCGGGTTTACCTGCTTTGAGATCCCTACCGTCCGGTAAGTTCAACATCTAATGAATTTCGTGCAATTGCCGCAATCATTTGAAATTTCCGTTTTCAAATGATAAAAAATGCATAAATAGGCGATGGTATAGCTTTAGCCTGTAAGGATTGTTGTCTTCTCTGCCTAATCCCAACATTGCGCTGTTAAAGCAGTCATTCGCAAGTGCTTTCATGTGGCCGATGCATTCGCTTTCTATGCGATAAAATCGTTCAGTCCATCGGCGTAGATCATGCTCGTTGCTTTCCGGTGTTACATGCAGCTCAAAAAGAAGCTCATTCCACTGAGATAGCCAGCGCTCATGAATAGCTGCATTGCGATCTATTTGACACACAATTTGCAGTACCCCCAAAAACGTCAGGCAAAGTGTGATGATTTTTGCCCATAGCGTTTCGGTTCCGAAAAGGCTTGCAAATGCGCCAGCACCGCCAAAAAGCGTTGCCGCGGACATGAAAGCACTCGCCCGAGCTAAAAAGGCGGCGCGACGACGGTGATAGCGAGCGGATACTTCGGCCCAGAATTCCAAATCGTCGCGCGTCACGCCTTAATCCTTCTTTGGCTTTGGTGCAGGGCGATCGAATGATGAAATGCGCCCTGCACGATCCTGATTGTTAAATTTTTGTGTACTGTCATTTGCCATGTCATGACGGTTTTGCGAGCTCTGATCTTTGCCCTTAGAATTTTCGTCTGCCACTTCGAATCCCCTGCTTTAGAAAGGAATACGTCAGCAGATGGAAACGCACGAGTCGAGAACGTAGCAATAGATGCACACAAATTTGAGCAGCCGTTTACTGCCACCCCGCATTGATCCGCAGCTTGTCGAGCTGACGCACTTGGGCGGACCGCTTGGACTATTCCCCCGCCACACACCCCACCAGCAACGCCCGCGCCTCGCGGAACGCGGCGCGCAGGCGCAGGTTGCTGGCGGCAAGGATGCTGGCGTCGTGGCGCGCCTCGCCCGTCAATGCCGGGCCTGCGCGGGCGGGTTCGGCCGGGATCTGGGCGCTGTCAACGCATGGTGTGGCGATCGGCACCGATACGCTGCGCGGTGGCTGGATCGCCGGGGCGCATCCGCCCAGGCCCAAAATCAGCAAAGCGCCCAGCGCCACCATCGATGCAATGTATCGCACGATCATAAATCCCCCTTTGCCGCCAGCACTTCGGGCGGGGTGGTGCATTGGTCGGTGGGTGCGGTGCCACCGCCATGGGACGGCGCGGCCTGTTCAATCCGCGCGGCCCCGGCCAACAGGCTGCGGTTGTCCTGGCGCGCGCTGGCCAGCGCCCGCGTGGCGGCATCCTTGCGCGCCTGGGCGGCGATGCGCCATCGATCGACCGCCGCGTTTTGACGGATCAGCGCATCGGTGGTGACGGTATAGGCGCGCTGCATCCGGGCGAACGCCGCCGCCCATTGCCGATCGCGCCGGTGCGCGCCCGTGTGATCGATCACCAGCGCCAGCCCCAGCGCCACGGCGGCCAATCGCCACTGATCCGCGATCAGCCAGCGCCACACCCCGCCCAGCCCGCGCCACAGCCGCCACGCGCGCACGGCGGCCCAGATCGCGGCGGCGCTCATTCGCCCGCCCCCGACTGTTCCGCCCCCGTCTGGCCCGCCCCGGTCAATTTGGGCTGATTGACCACCCGCGCCACCGCGATCGACACGGCGGCCACGATGGCAAAAATCTGGACATATTCGGGCGGCAACGCGGCGCGCACATCATCCGGGATGACTGGCCACACGATGCCGGGCAGCGCCACCAGATAGGCGATCCGCACCGACCACGCGGCCCACAGATGCCGCGCCCAATTTTCGATCAGGGTCAAACGCATGTCGGCCTCCTATGCCTGACTGATGGAAACAACGCCCCCGGCGGCCACCTGATAGGGGCGGACGCTGGCGGGCTGTTGATGATAGGGCGGGCGGCGGCGGTCGATGCAGCGCCATTTGGGGATCGTTTCGATCGCCACCCGGTTGCCCTGATTGCCGCCCAGGACGTGGTATTGCTGGGCATCTTCGGCCACATACAGGCCGACATGGCCGCCACCGCCCTTGCGGCTGAACACCAGCACATCGCCCAGCGACACCCGGTCGGCGCGGGTCCCGAATTTGCTCCAGTTGCGCGCCCACAGGGGATCGGCCACCACGGGCTTGCCCGCGCGATGGGCGCACAGGGCCACGAACAGCCCGCACCACGGCACATCATCATCGGACAATCCGGCCACGTTGGCCCCGGAGGCGATCAGTTCGTCGCGCCAGCTGATGATGGTGGCGTTCGATCCATGCCCCACCACCTCGGCCACGCCCAACAGGGGCACGGCCACCGCGATCATGCGCGGGGCATCGGGCGCGGTCAGATGGGGGTATTTTTGCAGGTCATTCGGCATCGGGGCGGTCCTTTGGCAAAGCGCGTCCCGCCACCCACCGCTGCACGGTGTCCGTTTCGTAGATGCGAATGGCGGTCCAGATGATGGTGAGCAGCGAGGCGACGGCCGGGAACATGCTGACGATACTCCCGACCAGGGCGGTGATGCTGATGGCGTCCAGCGCGGTTTTCGCGCCATCGGACAGGTGGTCGATCAGGTGGCGCATCCCGGCCCCCTCACGTCAGGCGCATCGTCAGGGCGCCGGTGGCGGTGTTGATGTAGGTTTGCCCCACGATCAAACCGCCGGTCGCCGCCGCCGTGTCATTGGCATAGCGGGGCGTGTCGCCCACATACCATTGCTTCAGGCGCATTTCGCCGCCGTTGATCCAGACCAGGTTGGACCCTTGCGAGTTGCTGCCTTCCAAACTGATGGTGTTGCCGGTCTTGTTCCAGATCGATGCGGTGATGTTGTTGGACGCGGTGCCCGTGCCGGTGGCGGTTTTACGGATCACAATGCCGTAACGTAGCGAATAGGGCGAGCTGCCCCGATCCGCGATCAGCACGGCCGGGAAAACGTTGCCGCTGCTGTCCTCTAGCACCAGCCCGTCAAATGCCTGTGGCAACGGGTGGCTTGTGGCCGTGAACGTTGCCGAATATCCGGGGGGGCCTTCGACATTGATCGCGCCGAACATGTTGTAATTCGCCACTTTCAGGTAAACCCCGGTCGTGCCGCTGTTCTGCACCTCAATCGGGCCGAACTGGTTGCGGAAAGAACCGTCCAGAAACAGTCCTTGCCCGTATGTGCTGCGGTCGCTCTGGCCGGAATACCAAGCCTTGATATTGGACACGCGGTTGTTGGCGAAGGTTGAGCCGAAATAGAACCCGCACTTGCCCGATGCGCCGCTGTCCAGATTGCTGTAAAAGCTGTCATAGCCCAGCAATTCAAAGCCATGTCCGCCGCAATCCATCGTCCAGATGCGGTCGAAATAATTGGCCCCGCTGCCCTGCACCCGCATACCAGAGCCAGTGGTGTTCAGGATCAGCACGTCATAAACGCTGTTGCGCGGATCGCCCTTGCCAAAGCGGTTCGTGTTCGCGTGGCTAGTCCACGTTCCGGTGAAATTCAGGTCCAGCCCGATGTTCGCGCTGCCTACGTTCGCGCCATCAATGGTCAGGCTGGCGATGGTGATGTTGGCGTCATTGCCGGTGGCATTCGCCACCACAGGGCCGGTGCTGCCCGCCTTTTGCCGCAGGACGGCGCGGCCCCGTCCGGCCCCCATCAGCACCGCGCCATTGGGCACAACAATGTTGCTGACCATGTAAACCCCGGTCGGGCTGCCATCCAGCAACAGCGGCTTGCCCGCCGTCAGCGCGGCGTTGATCGCGGCGGTGTGGTCGGTGGCGCTGTCGGGCAGGATGCCCAGCGATGACGCGGTGATGAACCCGGCACCGGCCAGCGCGGCCTCGGCCGCCTGCGCGCGGGTGGCCTCTACCCCCACCGCCGCAGCGGTAGAGGCGCTGGCGGCATCGGCGGCATCGCGCGCCGCGATCGCCGCATCGCGCGCGGTGGTGGCCACATCCCGCGCGGCCATGGCCTGATCGCGGGCGGTGGTGGTCGCATCACGCGCCGTTGCGGCGGCTGCACTGGCCACCTGCGCCGCATCGCGCGCTGCGATGGCCGCATCCAGCGCCCCCGTCGACACATCCCGCGCGGCCACGGCCTGATTGCGGGCGATGGTGGTGGTCGCCAGCGCAGGGGCGACAGCGGCGTCGACAAGGCCCGAGATGGGCGCGCGATGGGAGGCGCCATCCTTGACCAGGACAACAACCTCGTTGCCAGTCAGGCTTTCGGCGATGGGGAGATCGGTGATTTTCACCATGGCAAGATCCTATGGCCGGGGGTCACGCCGCGATGCGGCCAATGATGCTGAACGAGAACGTCTGTCCGGCCTGAAACTGGTGGCCGATGTCGGTGGTATCGGCGGTCCAGACCAACTGATCGCCATTTTCGACCCGCAGGATGACCGTGCCGTTGTGCCAATTGGACTGTGGCGGAAAATGCAGGTTGCCGCTGGGCGCCCATGTCCCGGCCTGGAACGCATGGGGCAGGGGGAGCGTTCCGGTCTCGACATTGGTGCCGCCCGTCAGCGTGATCTGGCCCCATTGCCGCAAGACATCGCCCGCGCCCCGTTCCCATTCGACGCCATTCGTGGTTCCGGTGGTCAGCATGGGGGTGATCAGGGCCAGCACCGCCGCGCCGGTGAAATCGGCCTCGTCCAGCGGCGTATAACCGATCCAGTCCAGCACCGCCGACTTTGCCGCTGCCGGGGTCAGGGCGCGCAGGGCGTCCACGCCCGCCTTGGCCTCGGCATTGGTGGCCAGTTCGACCACGCCCTGCCGGGTGGTGGTGGCAGGCGGATTGGTGATCGTGGTGTCGCCAAATGTGACGTTGGCGCTCTGCCCGGCCCCCAGCGCGATATCGGTGACGATATAGGTGGCCGACACTTCGGCCTTGCCCGCGATGTCATCGGCCTGACCATAGACCGCGAACAGCGTGCCATCGTCCAGATAGATGCCAAAGCCGGAATAGGCATAGATGTCGGCGCTGTCGTCCAGGGCGATGATGTGCAGCACATCGTCGCCTGCCGCCTCACCGCTGACCGACAGCCGTTTGAACTCACCCGGCAGCGCGGTCAGGGTGGATGCCACGGTAAAGGCCGCATGCGTCAGGCCGATCTGGGTTATGACGGCAGGACTGAAGGCGGCGCCTTCATCGGCGATCAGCGCAGCAAGGCCCGCGCGGGTCAATGTGACCTGAATGGCGCTCATGTCAGTGGTCCTCCAGTGTCAGGCCATCGGCGCCCTCGATCGGTTCGCCATATTCGGTCTGCAGCGCCAGATCGGCGTCGGGATTGTCGGGGGCGGTGGCGGCAAATAGCCGTTCGTAGCGATAGGCGCGGGCGTAGCAGACCACCGGCAGGGTGGTGGCCGCGTCAACCCTCTGGCGCAGGTGGAAATGGGCGCGGGCGGGTTTGACCCGGCTGACGGCGGCATGCAGGTCGCGGGCAAAGTCCGCGGTAAATGTGGCCGCGCCGCCATCATTCATCGGGGCGGTGACGTGAAAGGTGTGGGGCGTGCCGCTGCCGCCGTCCTGCCACCATTCGGTCAGCGTCAGGCGCGGATCATATTCGGCCACCACGGCCATTACCGTGGCGCGCGCGCCCTTGATCCGGGCGGATGGGATGGCATCGGCCACGGCGGCGCGTTTTTGCGCCTCGGTCCAGTCCTGCCGCCAGCGATCGACCGACAGGCCCCACGCCAGCCATGGCAGGACAGACAGCGGGCAATCGGCCGGGTTCCACAGTTCGGGCAGGGGCGTGGGCACCTCGCCAATCGTGGCGGTGGCCGATGCCAGTGCCTGTTCCAGCGCGGTGGCGTTGGGCGGCAGGAGGGAGACGTTATTCCCCACGGCCCGCCACCGTGATCGTGATGCCGGTGCAATGGCCGCATTCGGTGGCGCCCATGGCGATATCGGCGGCCGGGCCGGTCAGGGCGGCATTCGACACGCCCGCCACGGTGATCGCGGCGAACACATTGGCGCGGTTGATGCTGCGCCCCATTCGCCGGGCAGAGGTGACAAAAGCTGTCGCATTGGCCTGTGCGCTGGCCAGCACCACGCTGGCGTCCGGCCCATCGAAAAGCGTCAGATCGGCGGTGATCGCATAGGGCACGATGGTGGCCGATTGGACGATCACCTGATCGGTCAGGGGGCGCACGCCATCCAGCGCGGCGGTGACATTGGCGATCTGATCCTCGGTCGCGGTGCCATCGCCGGAGGCCGACAACAGGCAGACCAGGACAACGCCGGGCGTGGGCGAGGTGACCGAGGCATCGGCCAGCGTGCTGTCCGCCGACAGGGCGTGGTATTTGTAGGCGGTAGCGGGGCCGGCCACGCTGAAGCTGTCGGGCGCCAGCTGGATACGGGCGCGCAGATCATCGTCGCTCTCATCCTCCAGCCGGGCCACGCCCAGCAATGCGCCCAGATGGTCCAGATTGCTGTCGGTGGCATAGGCCAGCATTACCTGCTTGGCCCGCTCGTTGAACGTCTGGCGGATCAGCAATTCGCGATAGGCCGCCACCTCCAGCACCTTGACCGCAGGGTCGCTGACCACGGTTGCGTCCCAGCTGGGCAGCGTTTCCTGCACCCGCGCGATCATCGCGGCGCGGATGGTGGCATAGTCCAGCGTCTCGACCACGGTGGGGGCGGGCAGTTGGGACAGATCAATCGCGGTGGTGGTGTCGGCCATGGCGACACCGTGCCCCCACTTCGCGCGCGCGGGGAGCGCGCGGGGCGGTAAAGGCGGGCTTTACCGCGTCACGCGTCCGGTTCCAGCAGGTCGGCGGCGATGGAGAGGGCGGTTTGTATGTCGGCCTCGGAAAAGCCCAGCATCCGGCGTTCGGGCAGTTTGGCACGGATGCGGCCGCCATTGCGCAGGCGGCCCACGGTAACGGTTTCGCCGAAATGATGGATGCTGGCGGTGTGCGTGGCGACCTTGCCAATGGGCAGGATTTCGACGCCATCCTCGGCCGCATCGATGCGCCAGTGTTTGGCATAGCGCAGGCCCTGAAACATCTTGCCCCCGGCGGCCACACGCAGGCGGCCACGCTTGTCCAGTCGTGCCTTTTTCGGCTCCATCGCCGATCCGTCCGGCTGGACGTTGTCGCGGATGCGGGCAAGGTTGGATTTGCGCAGGGCCTGACCCAGTTTCAGCGTGGCGCGGCGGCGTTCGGCGGGGGACAGGCCGCGCAGGATCTGGCCGAACCATTCCTCCAGCCGGGCAAGGTCATCGCCCATCAGGGATCGAACCGGATGGCGGACAGCAGTGGCACTGCCTCCAGCCCGCCGGGCGGCAGATCATCGGCAAACATGGGCGTTGGTTCGGGCAGATAGGTCAGGCGGTAGCCGCCGTCCTGTGCCGTGGCCGTGACATTTTCGGTCAGGTCCATCTGGATCAGGATATCAGCCTGCGTCGCGGACATGAAATCGACATCGAAGGACAGGCCGTCCGTTTTGGGTTCCAGCAGGTCGGGCTGATGCAGCCGCGCCCAGATCCAGATCGGCAGCACCAGCGCGGCGATGTCGGACGCGAAATCCACCAGCAAGACGTTCAGTCGGTATTTGAAGCCAAAGCCCAGCGTGGCGGTATGGCGCGATCCAACGGTGCCGCGATCCACCCACATGCGCAGGTTTTTGGGGCTGGCGGCCAGTTCGGGCATAGCCTGTGTCAGGGAGGCGCGCAGGGCGTTGATCTTGTTCACCGGGTCAATCCCACAGCTGGACGATGTCGATCGTGGCACTGGCGGTATCGGCCAGCGCGGGCAGGACCACCACAGTGCCGCCCGGCAGGCGCGGCCCCAGCGCGGCAAGGCCGGGGTTCAGAGCGAGCACCTGTTCGGTGACGGCGGCGGTTTTGCCCAGCACGCGCCAGCACAGTTCGTCCACGGTTTCGCCGGACAGGGCGGTGGCGGTGGTGGTCATGGGCGTTGTCCGCCGCTGCCCTGATGCGGCGGGGTGGCAGGGGGCGCGGGATCAAAGAAGCGCCCCTGTGGACCGCATTTCAGGCGGGTGGAGGTGAGGCCGGTAAAGGCGCTGCGTTCGTGTTCGGCCAATGCGTTCAGCGGGATGTTGCGCGATCCGAACACCCGGCACACCGCCGTGCGATAGGGGCGGGTGCAGATGGCCTGACCGCTGGAGACGCGCAGCCAGTGGTGGCGGCAGTTGACGCACAGGGGAGTGGGGGTGTCGGTCATATCAGGCTGACCCGGTTGCGCGGCACCGGCGTGCCGCCGATCGACAACAGATCGGCGATGGCGGCGTGGGCCTTGCGGCGCAGCTCGTCGGCGGCGGTGTCCTTTTCGGCGGCGCGGGTGAGGGCGCTGTCGGTGGCGGTGATGTCGCGGTTGTCGGCGGCCAGATCGGCGGCGGCATACAGCGCCACCGCCCGCGTCCACAGCCGCACCGCCAGATTTTGCCCGCCGATAGTGTCGGTGGTGGCATCGGCCAGCGTGTCGGCCCCGGCGGCGATACGGTCGGCGCGCCATGTGGCCAGCGCGCGCATCGCGGTCAGCATCGCGCCCTCGACCGCGAACATCAGCTGGCTTTCGGTCAGGGAACTGCCGCCCAGCTGTTGATGGGCACGCACATCGGCCAGCGCCACCGCCGGGAACCAGCCATCGGCGGCTACACTGGCGCCGGGGGTGTCGGGCGGGGCGATGGGGGTGGCGATCAGGCCGGTCATGGCGCGCGCCTGCCCTGTTCGATTTTGTCAAAGCCTCGTTCGACAAGATCGACCATATGATCACGGCCGACGCCGGAGATGATAAGCCGGGTCATGGCGCGCACGAATATCGCGCCGAGAAAAGCGTTCAGCTTCCAGCCCACCAACATGCCGAGAGCAAAAATCAGGGACAGGGACAGGGCTGGGTTGGCGGCTGCAGATTGAAGCATTTGCGGGGCTTTCTGTTGCCGGTTTACGGGGGGTGAGGATGGGGTTGTTCGGATCGTGGCAGGCCAGACCAGGACAGCGCCAACCGCCCCCCGAGCGCCGGGGGCGGAGAGGGTTAGCTGGCGGCTTCTTTGGCGAGCGCTTTTTGCGCGCGCTCGACGGCCTGAATGTCCTTTTTCACGCCCACGCCGGGGTCCAGTTTGGCGGCGCGGGTGTAATAGCCCATGGCCTGATCCAGATAGGCGGCCTTGCCCCCGGCAGGCGCATTGTCGGCGGTGGGATCGAACGTGTCGGCGCGGGCGGCCATGGCGCGGGCGATGGCCTTATACAGCTTGGCCCGGATCGGATCGTGCATGTCGGCGCCGTCGATCATTTCGGCCACGCGCATCAGCTGTTCCAGCGTGACCGCCTCGGCCGTGGCCAGCGCCAGTTCGGCCACCTGTTCGGCGACAAAGCTGGCGACCGAGCGTTTGAACCGTTCGGGCATGGCCAGATTGAAGCGGATGGCGTGGGTGGCCAGCGCCAGCGCATAGTCCAGATCGCGATAGTCGATGGCCCAGATCATATTGGTGATCAGGATTTCGTCCTGGGCGGCGGTGCCGGCCTGTTCGCCAGCGGTCAGGACGCCATCGATCCAATCGGCATAGGTCTGGGCATATTCGCGCTTCTTGGGGTTGCGGGCCTCGATGCTTTGGATGTCGTGCAGCGTCCGCAGCTGATCATGCAGGGCAACGCGCAGGGCGGCATATTCCAGCCCCTGCGGCGTGTCGGGGCGGATATCGGGGGCGATGGACGCGGCGCGCACCGTGGCGCCAGAGGTGAGGCCACGAACATGCATCTGGTGGCGGCGGAATGGGCTGACCATGGCGGGGCGATCCTGTCTGGAATGGTCCGGCGCGGCCTGTGGCATCCGCGCCGGTGGAGTGTGGCTGTTGCCCATCCGCCTGCCACGGCAGGTGGGCCGTCATCGCAGCGGAGGCGTTACGGGCGGGCGGCGAAGGTGATGTTTTCGGCCAGCACCGCGTGGTCGGCGCTTTCGATCACATAGCATTCGTTGACGCTGTTATAGTCGACCAGCGCGGCCATGTTTTCCGGCTCGTCCTTGACGTAGCGGCGGCGCGACCCTTCCTGATAGTAGATCGACAGGTTCGAGCTGTCGGAGGCGTTCGCCTTGCCCAACGGGGTGACCAGCATCGTACCCTCGGGGAAGAATGGCGCCATAGCCACCGGGCGCCCGCCGAGCTGCTTGGTCGACATGACGATGTCGGTCACCGTCTGGTCGCTGGTCGATTTGCCGCCGTCGATCGTGTCGGCCAGCGGGCGGTTGATCATCGGGAAGTATTTCTCGTCCACCAGATCCTGCGACACCACCACGACATGATCGGTGCTGGCGCGCGCCCAGCTGGGCATACCCGCGATCAGGTCATAGGCCAGCGCATCGAGGTTCTTGTAGTCGCCATCGTCATGGTCAGCCCCGGCACCGATGTAGATCGGGGCGGCGGCGCCGGTGGCGGTGGTCTTGCCGCCCGCCGTGACCGTGGCGCGGCCCATCACATGGTCGGGCTTTTCCAGACGCAGCTTTTGCAGCCACCCGATGTTCAGGTCTTCACCCAACGGGTGCTCCTCGGCATCGGTGTCATCGGCCGCCTCGACACCGTTCCAACCGGTCATGATCCGGGTGCAGGCGACCGAGATCGCGACATGGCGGGCATAGCGCGCGCCGAAATCCGGGAAGCGTGACCAGGCGTCGATCATTTCCCACGGCAGCATGGTGTCGAACAGGGTGGGGAAGGCCTCCCAGCTGCGGTCCTGCATCTGCCCGGCATAGCGCGCCTGACGCGGCAGATTGGCGCGCGAGCGGCGCGAGCCGACCATGTTGACCGTGCCGAGGCCCAGCACCTGACCCTTGAGATCGCGCTGGGGGATGACGTTGACGCGGGAGAGGAAACCCACGTTTTCGCGCTGGAGATCCTCGAGCCGCTGTTCGACCGAGGGGGCCAGAGTGAACTGGCGGGCGATGTCGCGGCCATTGTTGGCGGCCAGCACCTGAGCGAACATGTTGTCCAGCGCCAGACGGCCGCGATCGGAAAGAGTGTAACCCATGGGAAATGTCCTGTGTCGGAAGGGGTGCGGGGCGGCGGCGTGGAAGGGGGATCAGAACCCGGCGTAGGCGCCGGTGTTCTGGGCGTTGCCATCGGCCAGTGGGCGGGCGCGGAAACTGGTGGCGGGCGTGGTTTCGCGCGTCTCCTCCAGCTTCTTCAGCTTGACCGCCAGCGTGTCGGCCTCGGCGCGGAATTCGGTGCGCAGGCCTTCGATCGAGGCGGCAACGGTTTGGCCAAATGCCTCGAGCGCGGGGCGCAGGGCGCTGAAATCCGCCGGGGCGGGGGTGGCGGGCGTTTCGGGCTGGGTCTGGTTCTCGACCTTGGGTGCGAAGGTCGCGGCGACCTTGTCCAGCATGGCCGAGAAGCCGGCGATCAGACCCCTGACGCTTTCGGTGGTGCCTTCGCCATCGTCGGCCTCGATCGCGGTGGCGGCATCGGCAGACAGCACCGTCGCGTCGGGGCGGAAGCGGTTGAACTGCATCCGTTCGGTGGCGATGGCGGCCGGGCTGTCGGTCAGGGCCACACCGCCCAGATAGCTGAAACCCTTGCCCCCGAAATTCGGCAAGATCTCGATCGAGGGATAGACCTTTTGGCCCGCGTCGATCAGCGCCTTGGCATTGTCGGTCAGGTCCAGAACGCCGAACAGCGCCTTGCGCTTCTCCATCTTGCCGTTGAAGTTGACGTCCACTTCGCCCAGCGAGACCGACAGCACATCGCCATAGGCCTGAAACGGGGCCTGACCGCTGATGCCGCGAATGTGTTCCAGATTGACCCGCGCGCCATAGGTCTTGGGGTCAAAGCTGGAGACGATCTGTTCCAGCTCCATGTCGGTGATTTCGCGGCCATCCACGGTGGAACCGGCGGTGGCCAGCAGGATCGGTTTGGTCTTCATTCGGGCAGCTCCCGTTGGGGTGATGATCAGGGCGGGGCGATCAATGCGTCCCTGATGGGCGGGGCTGGGGCGATGCTGCAACGCGCGGGCGCGGTAATGGCGCGCTTTACCGGGTCAGGCGTTCGCGCGGGCGGGGGGCTGGGGTGCATGGCAGGCACATGCCGCCCGCCGCCGCCCCAGATCCCGACGACACGCCCACCGCCGCACCCAGCCGGCAGGTGATGCGCGCGCAAAACCGACAGGCCAAATCGCTGTATCATCGTGGGTGGAGCGTGACGCAGATCGCGGCCGAGCTGGGCGTCAATGCGAACACCGTCCAAAGCTGGAAGGTGCGGCACAAATGGGATGACGACAGCCCGCTGGAGGTGGTGGAGGACCATCTGGAGCTGGCGATTGCCACCTATCTGGTCAAGGAGCCGCTGACCGAAGGCGACATGAAGCGCGTCGATTTCCTGATGCGCCAGATGGAGCGAGCCGCCCGCATCCGCAAATATAACGAGACCGGCAAAGAGGGCGATCTGAACGAGAAGATCGGTCGCCGGAACAATGACGAGGCCAAGGCCAAGCGGGCCGAGAAGCGCAAGAACCACCTGACGCAGGAGCAGTGGGCCGCGCTTCTGGATGATTTCCACGAGAAGAATGACGCCTATCAGGATGGCTGGTGGGCGCAGCGTGAACAGCGCACCCGCAAGATCCTGAAGAGCCGCCAGATCGGTGCGACATGGTATTTCGCCCGCGAGGCGATGGCCAAGATTGCCGAGGCCGTGCTGGCCGGGGAGCAGCCGCGCAACCAGATTTTCCTGTCGGCCAGTGAGCGGCAGGCCAAGAAGTTCATCCGCGAGATCACCGGATGGGTGAAGCGCGTGACCGGGGTCGAGCTGAAAGGCAATCCCGTCATGCTGGACTTTTCCGGGCTGCACCCGGCGGATGAGGCGGCGGGCACGGCGGAAATCCGGCTGGACGATGTCGGCCTGTATCCGGTGTCGACCAACAGCAACACCGCCCAGGGCGAAACGGGCGACCTGTATTTCGACGAATTCTTCTGGGTCCATGGCTTTCGCCAGTTGCGCAAAGTCGCCTCGGCGATGGCCACGCTCACGTCCTACAAGCGCACCTATTTCTCGACCCCCAGCACCAAGACGCATGAGGCCCACGCCTATTGGAGCGGCGAGGAGTGGAACCGGGGGCGCAAGAGGGACAAGCAGCGCCAGTTCGACGTTTCCCACCGCAACCTGCGCCATGGCGCAATCATGCCGGATGGCAGCTGGTGCCAGATCGTCACGCTGGACGATGCGATCGCGGGCGGCGCGGGCGCCCGCATCAACAAGGAGGAGCTGCGCGACGAATGCAGCGAGGAGGAGTTCGAGAACCTCTATAACTGCCAGTTTGTCGATGACAGCGAGAGCAGTTTCCCGTTCTCCCGCATCGCGCCGGCGCGGGTCGACAGTTTCCAGCGGTGGCGCGATTTCAAGCCCGCGCTGGTCGAAATGCCGGGCGGGCGGCCCTTTGGCGACAAGCCGGTGTGGATCGGATACGACCCCAACAAACAGGGGCGCGACGATGCCGCGCTGGTGGTGGTGGCCCCGCCCGAACAGCCCGGCAAGGGCAAGTTCCGCGTGCTGGAAAAGCTGCGCATGAATGGGCGGAATTTTGCCGGGCAGGCCGATGCGATCAAGCAGGTCTGCGCCCGATACAACGTGCAGGACATCGCCATCGACACCACGGGGCACGGGCTGGCCGTGCACGAGCTGGTCAGCCACTGGTTCCCGCGTGTGCGGCGCATCGACTATTCCGTGGCCAGCAAGACCGCGTTGGTGATCAAGGGCCAGCATGTGTTCAGCGCGGGCCGCATCGAGTTTGACGAGAATTGGACCGATGTGATGGCCGCCTTCATGGCGATCCGCCCGGCGCTGACCGCCAGCCAGCGCGGCGTGACCTATATCGCCAAGCGCAATGGCGAGATCGGCCATGCGGACGTGGCCTGGGCGATTCTGCACGCCCTTTCGAACGAACCTCTGGACGCCGGGACCACCAGTGAGGCGACCGGCGGCGCCATCGTCAAAATCTATTCCTGACAGGAGCCTATGACATGACCGACACGCCCCATTCTGTGGCCCTGACCGATCAGGCCGCCCCTGCGTCCGCCGGAGCGCCCACCCGCGCCTTTGCCTTTGGCGATGCGGTCAGCGTGATGGATCAGCGCGATTTGGCCCAATATTTCGAGATCTGGCACAATGGCCGCTGGTATGAGCCGCCGCTGCCGCTGGGCCGCATCGCGCAGGCGTTCAACATGTCGCCCTATCACCGATCGGCTGTCGCGCTGAAGGTCAACATGCTGGTGGCGCAGCTGGTGCCCTCGCGCTGGCTGACCGCTGACGCGTTCGAGCGCTTCGCCCTGGACTTCATCCACATGGGCAACGCCTATCTGGAATGGGTGCCCAACATGGCCGGGCGGATCGCGCGGGCCGAATATGCCCCGGCGCTGTATCTGCGGGCGGGCCTGCGCGAGGGGCAATATTGGTTCACCAATGGCGCGGTGGGGCAGGAATATGAATTCGCCGCCAACCGCGTGTTCCACCTGATGCAGCCCGATGTGGCGCAGGAGGTCTATGGCGTGCCCGAATGGCTGTCGGCGTTGCAGTCGGGCCTGTTGTCGGAAAACGCCACGCTGTTTCGCCGACGCTATTACCTGAACGGGGCGCACGCCGGTTTCATCTTCTACCTGTCCGAACGGTTGGCCGATGCCGAGACGGCAGAGGCCATCGATCGTGCCCTGAACGATGCAAAGGGCAGGGGCAATTTCAGGAACCTGTTCGTCAATATCCCCGGCGGCAAAAAGGACGGCGTGCAGCTGATCCCGATTTCGGACGTGGCGGCCAAGGACGAGTTTTCCGCGATCAAGACCATCAGCCGCGACGACTTGTTGGCCGCCCAGCGCGTGCCGCCCCAACTGATCGGTATCATCCCGAACAATGCTGGCGGGTTTGGCAAGGTGAGCGAGGCGCGCGATGCCTTTTTTGAGACCGAGATCGTGCCGATCCAGCGCCGGATGCTGCGCGCCAATGACTGGGCTGGCGTCGGGCTGATCGCGTTTCGCGATTACGTCTGCACCGATGGCACGATCATCCAGCAGGACGGCACCAAGATCCCGGCGGGCGCGGCGCGGGCGGCGCGGCTGGGGTGATTCCCATTCCCCCCGTCGCCGGAAAATGGAGGCGGGGGCAGGGGCGTTGGCGCGCCCCATGCCGGTGGAACAGGGCCACCATGATCCCGATCGGCGCCGACTCGGTGCCATCCCGCCTGCCGGTCCGGCGCGGGAACGTATAAGGAACAAAAGTCGCAATGTCGAATCTGCAAGACGGCCTGACCCCTGTCGCGGCCGTTCGCCCGCTGGCCCCCTATATGGGCGGCAAGCGCAATCTGGCCAAGCGCCTGATCGAACGGATCAGCGCGGTCTCGCACACCACCTATGCCGAGGTATTTGTCGGGATGGGCGGGGTGTTTTTCCGCCGTGACCTGCGCCCGGCCTGTGAGGTGATCAATGACTGGAGCGAGGATGTCAGCACCTTTTTCCGGGTGCTGCAGCGCCATTACGTGCCGTTCATGGAGATGCTGCGTTGGCAGGTGACCAGCCGTGCAGGTTTCGAAAAGCTACTGGCGATGCCCGCCGACAGCCTGACCGATCTGGAGCGGTCGGCCCGGTTCCTTTACCTGCAGCGCATCGCGTTCGGCGGCAAGGTGACCGGGCGGAACTTTGGCGTGGCGCTGGACCGGCCCGCACGGTTCGATATCTCAAAAGTGGGGCCGATGATCGAGGCCGCGCATGAGAGGCTGTCGGGCGTGGTGATCGAGCGTTTGCCCTGGTCTGCTTTTGTCGCGCGCTATGACCGGCCGGGCACGCTGTTCTATCTCGATCCGCCCTACCATGGCTGCGAGGCGGACTATGGCGAGGGGATGTTCACCCGCGATCAGTTCGCCGCCATGGCCGACCAGCTGCGCGGCATCGCCGGGCGCTTCATCCTCTCGATCAACGACACGCCCGAGATCCGCGGAACATTCGCCGGTTTCAACATCGAGCCGGTGGGCGTGCGCTATACCGTGGGCGGCACCAGCAACGCCCACATGGCGCGGGAGCTGATCATCTCGAACTGA